CCACCTTACCCCCGAACTAGAAGCATATATCGCTGCTATTGGCTAAACGCACCGCTCAACTATATATACGGATGCTCAAAATAGAAAAATAAAGGCGTAGACGGCCCCATTATAGAACCGTCGCTAAACACCTCACCTTTACGCTGCGGGTTCGGTCGTAAACACCTTTAATGCAAGTGCCAAAAGCGCACCGGCTAGCGAAAGATATCCTACCTGTACCTCAGTAAGCGTAATATACTGCGGTATTAATGCAATAGCGCCCACGAAGAATACGGCTATTAAAATCCACTGCGCCGAATTAGGAATATAACTACTAGCGTCAAATCTAAGGACCATTTATATCACCTCCTATTATAATAAACCTAAAACTTCAAAAATGCAATAACGCCGCTAGCGATAAACGTTACAATTAACCCCACTACAACCCCTATTACATATTGCTGTGATTTAATTTTATTTTTATCTACCTTCGCGTTAATGCGGTTCTCCGCGTCTCTTATCTCGTCTTTTAAAGTGTCTATCTTTTCGTTCGCTACTTCTAACCGTTTAAGCCTATCCTGTTGGAAATCGTTAAATCGTTCGGATACGCCTTTAATATCTATCTCGTTACGGTGCGTAACTTCTAATATATCCTTAATCTCTTCCGGGGTAATAACCGAGTAGTACCGCGAAGTGCGCGCATCCTGTTTATCTACCCGCTCGTCTAACTGCTCTATCCGTCGGCAGTTATCCATGTCGTGCTTTTCCATCCATTTCTCGAGCTGAGTAACGCGATAACTTAGGTTATTTCGATTAACTAACTTAACGCCGTGGCTAGGTAAATCATTATTATTATTCTCTTCGTCCGTCATCTAATCATTTATCCACCTATCTGCAAAATATCCTCAACTATCATACCGTGCGTATAAACACCGGCAAGAGTAACATTCTTATGCGTTACGCTGTTTTCTATTATAAGCGTCGGCGTGCTCGTAATCCCATATTGAGCTACTAACGCTTTACCATTCGGGTCCAAAGTAAGATTAACATACGTAATACTATAATTCTCGCGTGCTAATTGCTGCATCGTTGGCTCCATTTGCGTACAATACGGGCAGTCGTGCTGATAGAAATATATCATCTTAGTATTAAGCCGGTCGCGTTCTGTAGCATTAACCGTTGCTTGTGACGTAGTAACGTTAATTATCTTGGGTGCGCTTATCGCTTTAACGGTAGTATTATTAACCGTGCAGTTCTTACATGCCGCCGGTTGCGGATGCATATTCATCGCGACGACCCCCAACCCCGCGAATAGAATAACAAGCGCAATTAATACCGCAATGTAGCTTTTTTGCATCCGTGTCACGTATATGTATTAGTTTTATAGCCTATTAATATTTACGCCTATTAGTACCGCGTCCACCCCATATAATCATAGGGTACGTACTGTAACCGCGACCCCGCTGTGGCAGAGGTGCCGGTGACTGCCAGTTGCGCGGATAAACAGAATATCCCGGCATTCGTGTCGGCGGTATAACAACCGCCGACGCCTAAAACACGCGCCACGGTGTAGTCTGTGTAATAAAAATAGTCGCACATATTGGTAGTACTCGACCCACCGACGGTTTTCGGTGCGAACTGGCATATACCACTAAACGCGTCACCGAAGTAGGGGTTTTTTATCCGTCCGGAAGCCGTGGGCATCACGGAACCGGACCGGTAGGTATCAATCTCCCCTGACGAGTGGTCGCTAAATACCGCGCTGTAATTAGCGACGCACGGTTCCCCGACGGTGCCGCCATCGGCGGTGTTTGATACCGTAACGCCGTCTAATAGCGTCCACGTATTACCCCATAAGTTTTCTATCCCGCGGTATGACATCGCGTAATCGTCCGTGTTGACGTCGAGAGGGTTCCAGTGTGTGCAATCTATTTTTACCTGGCCGCTGGCGCTACCTAAATCAGTACCGCCGGGGGTGCCGCTACCCGTAAACCCGGTACCTATAACATTAGAAGCGTGACTAATCCCCTCGCCGAGACCACCGATATCCGTTGATCCACTAGGTACTTGGGAGTTAAAGGAGGCATATTCAACTAAATAAAGTAACTGAATCGCCGACCATACAGCGTAATCTATCATCGTCCAGCCGAAACCGGCGATAGTCGAAGAATTCCACGCTTGCGCGTCGGCGCGGAATGCCGTGCGCGATGTTGATACCGTCGGCGTTACGTTCGCTATTGAATATAGCTTACTACCGGTTACGTATCCTTCATACGCGCCCACGTATATTTTATCAACGGTTATACCATATCGGTTAAATGCGGGGTGTAATCTATAACCTTTCAACGGGTACGGGGATATCCAGTAATCATAATATGGGGGGTTTGTGTTATCGAATTTAACCCAAAACTTCGGTATCTCTACCATTACCTTCGCCGACGTATCATCATAGAGGGATATTACGTCGAGTTCGTCCGTCTCGCCAGGGTAGGCAAATAAATCGCCGGCGCGTTCGGTAAGTACGCACCGTTTGATACCCATCCACGGCATATAATCGTCGAAGTCCGACACATATGGAGACGTTGCAGTATCCACTGTTAAATCTTCCGCGTCGCCGAGGCGCGCGCATTCCGGCGGGTCATCTGTAGGGTCCCACCGCACGCCGAACGCATACGGCAACCGGTCAGAATCGAGGTCGTTATGCCGTAGGGCGATATAATCTACTACCATCTATTTCATCCTCGCTAAATCAAGCGCCCGCTGCCGCGCGTCCGCCGATGACTTATTCGTCGGTAATTGCGTTTTCCATCGTTTATTCGATGATACCGTGGGTTCGATCAACTCGCCACCGGACGCGTCAACGGTATAATCTATCTCGCGTATTAGGTCAGTATAAATAATATCGCCGAGTTGTACGTCTACTAGGCTGCCGATACTATAATCGGGCATAAAGTCCGCGTTCTCGGTACTATCGAGTGTTATTTTTACCGTGATATCGAAACACTTATCGGCCAAGTCGGTGTCCCCCGCGTTTGTCATATCTGCGGCAATCTGCTGGTACGTCTTTCCGGTATCCGTGCCAGAATAATCCATAAATCCCTCGATGACGCCGTACGTCTCTTTGGACGCCGCAGCCATCGCCGGTTGACAGCATTGATACAAACGCATCTGCGGTCCATCGGGGAAACTCTCCCGCGGGTATTCTTGGCCACCCACCATTAATGTATTATATTGCGGTCGCGTCTCGGTAATCTCATATGACCGTATGGTACCTAGTTTGTCGCCGAATAATGCCTCGCCGGTATGGTCTGTATACCCATACTGATAGAATACTAGGTTCCCCTCGTAGTCGCCGCACCAGTGACACGGGTTAGTTTCGTCGGTTATAATATCAAAATGGCACTCCTCGGCGATTGAGGCCCCGTTGGCGTGACTAAGGGTTTTACACGCGTCATATACTGTTTCAAACCGTCCCTGGTATATAGTATCAGCCCCGTATGCCGTTTGCGACGGGAAATAAATTTCGTGCGCGATATCGTTATACGTCCACGCCAAACCGCGCGGGTAGTTAAAATCATAATTAACGTTATACATCCTGCCACTCCACGCGCCACCCATAACACCCGCTAATGCCGCTTTGGCATACCCCCACATTATTGTTCCGGCCTTATCGGCATATGGATACGACATATTATCCTCGGTAGCAACGTAGTAGTGCCCGCCGGTATCTTTCCACCGCGGCACGTAATCAAGAGGGTCATTATAATTTGGTTGATTATATGGGCGATCCGCGCGCGGCCATATAATCCGCGTCTTTAACCAGTACGCATCGCTCATACCGGACAGTGTTATCATATCGTCGTCGCCCGCGGCTACGCGGTTAGCGCTAACAACCTGGCCAGATATTAATAGTTGATTATTTCTATAAATCCGGATGCCGCCGTTAACTAGCCCCGGTAGGCCCGTAGGTGCTAGTTCCCAGCGTTCAAAGTATTCTTTAGTTGGTAATACGAGTTCCCATGTAGCAATATCGCACCAGTATAAACATACCTTTAAACTATCCCATAAGTCTACCTGCTCAAGTTTCGCCGGCGTTGTTCCGCGCGACCATATCTTATAATCTGCTATCGCCATTTGGTTACCTGCTGTTCTATATCCCGTAGTACTGGTCTACCCACCGGCATTTAACGTAACAATCCGGGTCCGGCGCGGCGCCGATATAATTAACTCGTATCTGATTCATCCCCGGGGCGAGCGAGAATAGTTCCGATGTTCCGCTGAGATACTTAAAATAATTTGTGGTGAAATTATGGTATACGTAGGACTTCCCGATCCTGGTATCTATATAAATAGCATATGAGTTATCGGTTAACGAAATACCGCTCATCGTAATCATTTTCCCCGTCGTGTAGTTCTCAAGCGTAAAACCAGTATACGGATAGCCGCCGGTAATTACCCATAACGGATACGTGTCGACATCGCCGGCATTAAAGACTGTTATCGCGTGACTTGCGGTATATCCGGCTGTCCATATCTTCTCGTTTTCGAGTGCGTTAAACCAGTATGGATTATGTGCCTGGAAGGTAGCCACGAATATCCGGAATTTACAATTACCGGTGTCGTAACTTTCGGGCATCGTCATACCGTCCAGATAATGACATTTCAGAAGTAATGTCCTATCATCCGGCGTGATAACCTTTAAGAACCCGTCGCCTTTCGATGGGTCAAACGCGTCGGTTAACATACGCATATTTGCCCGGAAGTCTGATGTGGTCGCGCCGTACACGGCTAACGGCAGGGTAACATCGCGCGCCTTCGTCTTACGCAACCGTACACTATCGCCCGGTTTTGCATATGTTTCGTCGGTTATCATTTCAAACGGCGGCATCCACCGACCGTCGACGCCCGCGAGTACACTATACTTAACGCCATCAGTTAGGTAAAGTGCGCCACCGTCCGCGTCTATCCAATAAATATCCTCGTTAGTAATAATAATCACCTTCTAGAAATGCGGACTTGCGTAATGTTTTAACCATGATATTTGCTAGCGTTTTATCGCCGACGTTTATAATAATCGGTTGCGGCTTTGTGGGGCTCGGTACGTTTATCGGTTTATTATCCGGCGGTGTTATCCATCCTAAACTGTGTTCGTCCTCCGTTTTCTTATGTTTATCCCCAAATATGTCTTTAAATAATGCGTCTAATTCATCGTGTAGTGATTTACTAAAATCGGTAGCCCATTTATCCCAGTCCCTATCGCCGCCGCTACCGCTCGTCTGTATTATTCGCTGCGACCCGCCACCGGTTTGATTAATAGTAGCCGATTGACTATTAATGATATTATCTAGCGCGCTGGTATCTGCTACGCTAAATATGCGCTCGCCCTTTTGTAATACTGATAATATCTCGTCGTTACCTAACCAGTTACCAGCGTTTGCGTAAGCGCCGCCTGCGCCCGCGTGGAAATATTGTATACCTGCTAGGCCGCCCCGGTGATACGGAGTACCGGCGAGATATGCCGCCATAAGATCGCTCTGCGATGCGCCAGGAACGACGGACCCGCTGCCGGTTTGTTGATACTCGCTAGGCGCTGCGTATGGCGTGCCTGCCACATATGCGGCCATTAAATCGCTTTGCGAGGCGCCAGGAACGACGGACCCGCTACCGGTTGCTTGATACTCGCTAGGCGTTCCTGCGGCTATTGCCGCGGCCGTAGCGGCGTTCTGCGCGTTTATAGTATCTATATTGCGTTGCGCAGTCGCTAACTGCACGCGTTCCGCTACTATAGTGGCGTTAACGGATTCGCCCGCACGTACTATTATATTGCCGAAATCGTCCATTAGGACATTTAGTGCTTTACCATCTTGTACAAGCGTTTCCCAATGTACCCCTAACTGGTCCATAAATGCTAGGGATTCTTTAGTGTATACCATATCCGCTTTAAACGTGGTATTAAGTTGCCCCGCCGACTTTAACATCCCGGCAGCGTCTTTAGATATTCCTTGGAGTTCGGGGTGCATAACGTCAAATAAGCGCTCTATACCCCCAACCGCGGGTTGTATAGCCGTAGTTAATCCCTTTATCGTGGCCGCGTCTTGCGCGCCCGAAAAGCCTTTACTCGGGGGTGCGTTAAGTAGATCCTGTAACGCCACGGCGCGGGCGGGTGCTTCGGAATCAGGGATACCCGTAATTATAGAACTCATCGCCCCGGGACCCATAGCCGCTACTTTTGCGTTATATACTGCCTTCTGAATCGTAGGCGATGATGGTGCAAGCGCAGTTATTACCATAGGGTTAGTTAACCCCTTAGCCCTTATCTCCGCGGGCATATGTTGGTTATAGTTATCTATCAGTGCCTTTTGCCCACTAGCTATGTACTCTTCGGGCATACCACTATTAGCGGCCCTAAAGTTATAGAGCATCGTACCTAACGCGTCCTCGTTTAGGGGCTGATAAGCATTATTATTGCGTATAAAGTCATAAATACCCGCATTAGCGTTGAATATTTCCTTAGACGCGGCGGCGGGTGTAAATGTCGAGGCGGAACCTTTAAACTCACTCCCCAGGCTACATGGCTGGCCAGGAAGGCACATATTACTTACGGTTAACGATGGCGCGGCGGAGGGTGTTATCGTTGGCGTTGTAGACGCTGGCGTGGTAACAGCTCTACCTTGTACCGCAGCGTTAGCCGCGTTTACTAAATGTGATACATCGTTAGGGTCAAATCCTGGCTGTTGATAAATAGTAGTACCGCTACCGTCAACTACTGTTAAAACAGGGGCACCGGTGCCGTGAATATCCGATACTACCTCATAAGGGATCTTATTATCTCTTAAGTACTGTTCGGCATCTTTACAATGGGGGCAATCCGGTATACCCGGGTCGACGTGTACAATTACTTTACCCCCCGCTTTAATAGTAGCAGTCGAAACGGGCGCCGCCGACACGGTAGCTGGCGATGCTGCGGATGCAGCACCCTGCGCGGCGCCCACATAATTAGTACCACCACATTGCCCGTTCGCGCACGATGACCCGCCGGACGCGCTGGTATACCCACCGCCCGAACTGCCCACGCCGCCACATTGCCCGTTCGCGCACGATCCCGTACCGCCAGCGCTGCCGCCATAGGTGCTGCCTGCCCCGCCACTACAACTACAATTAGCCGCCGCCGCCGAAGAGTTAGCGATGGCGCCCGTATTAGCCGCCGATATTCCGGTGTTAGTATTCGTAATCGGTAAGGTAGATGTATTATTTACAGTATTTGATAACGAAGTATTAGCCGCCACCCGTTGCATGTTTGACGTAACTAATAATTTTTTAACATCATCTAAAACTGAGTTAATGCCATTAAGTAGTGATGGAAGTTTACTTAACCAAGTAATCATATCCCCAAACGAATCCGTTAATATTTTTAACGGGAATACGGCTTCAGGTCCCGCCTCAGCGACCACCCCCAACGTTGGTGCTAAAACGATACCGCCGTGTTGGAATCCCTGCGGGTTATATGTTTCGGGGCTACTAGACCCCGGTGTTGCCGCAGGCGCGTTAACGGGGTTAGGGTTAAAGTTAGGGTTCGCGTTAGCGGGGTTTACTTGCGACGCCGCCGTTTGCACAACGTTTTGAGTAAGTGTTACCACTTTATCTACGAAGGAATCCCATAACGATTTAGCCGCGGCTATACCGTTATCGACAACGTTCATAGTAAGAGTACAGATCGTAGATAGATGTTGCACAAACCACTGTAACGCAGGATACACGATATTAACGAGGGTTTCCCATAGACCACCCAGGGTAATATTAAAGCCTACCTCTTTAACGCTAAAGTTTTCCACTATCCAGCGCAACGGTGGGACTAGGGTATAAATAAGTTCAGTAAACATACCCCCTATAGTAATATTAAACCCGATATTAACATTCCGATGGTCCCATATCCATTTAGCGGCTTCTATTATTTCTTTAATCCCCTCTAAGTATTCTAACCCGGATAAATGGAGAGCGACCATTATAACTAAATTCCCAGCCGCGCCTAACCAATCGCCACCAAATAAGTCTTTAGTAAAATTAGCCGTCGCGTTCTTGAGCGCATCATGGGACATCTTAAGGGTTATGTCCGTAATAGTTAAGATTACGGCGGCGGTTATCTCTAGTACTGGTATCGTTACCGCTTTTATGGCGTTAGTTAAATCTGTATTAAATTGCCCACTATCATAATAAGCACCTAGTGCATCGGTAAACGCTTTTTTAAACGCCTCCCATGCGTTTTTAGCAGCGGTTTTTAGGTTATCCCACCCGGTATTATCTGCCGAAGATTTAAATAACTCGTCGCCTACGAGGGTATTAGTCTGGAAAAAGGTTTTTATCCCCTGTACTAATAAATCGCCAATAGTTTTACCAACGTCTGACCAATTTATGGATTTAAACCAATTAGCTAAATCCTGCGCGATGGCGTTAAACGCGCTTTTCTTATTAGTAAATTGGTCTTTAATCTCGGTGATTATCTTATCGCCAACGGACTTCCAGTCAATAGTTTTTAGCGCGGTTAATAAATCGGTAAATCCCTTTGTAATTTCTTTTAATCCTTCCTGGAATTTACCACCTATCATTAAGTTAACAGCGGTTAGTAAATGGCCGCCAAAGTCCTTAAACGCAGCCCCGAGGGTACCAATTACCCCGCGCAGCGTATTAGACATAGTATAAGCGATAGCGAAACCGGCGACGAGGGGGCCGACTATAGCTACAACAGCGGCGATACCTACCGCTAAGGCTATAAATAGAGGGGCCGCACCGCTTAATCCCGCTATTATAGGCCCGAGAAGTATAGCACCCATCTGCGTCATAGCGGACGCAAAGGAACCAAACGATATTAACGCCGGACCAACGGCGGACGCAAGAGCGCCAAATATAACGATAGCCTGTTGTACCGGTGCGGGTAACGCTGAGAACGCAACGCCTAACGACTCGACAATTTTCATCAAGGGGTCCATACTATCGACCGCACCCCGCGCAGCGGTGCCTATAGCGGTACCTAGCGGCGTTAGCGCTAACTCTAAACGGTTACGCATTAACTGTAATGCCTCGCTTAGCGTTGTAGTCTTATTCGCCATATCATTAATGGCGTTTGGGCTATCTTTTATCTTTTGTAATAATGGCCCGTAATCGAGATCCCCACGTCTAGCCGCTGCGGCGAAATTAGTGGTATTATTACCCAATATCGCCATATCGTCGGCAGTTGCCTTATATGAGGGGTCTTTAAACTTATTTATTAAATTTTGCCACTCAACGCCCGCGCTTACGTTATCTTTAGTCGCGTCTTTAATAACCGCATTTAATGAAGATACTATTTGTTTAGTGGGTACCCCTGCCTGCCCTAACTGCGCGACCAGTATTGCCGTTTCTTGATATGATAACCCCATCGCTTGTGCTGGTCCAGCGGCGCGCGCGGTTATATCCGATATATCCGATACCCCCTGCCCCGTATTTTGAGATATCGTATATAGTGCATCTAGGTCCGTTTTCATATCTGCCGCGGATAACGACCAGGCATTAAACGATTGTGTTACCCCATCTATATTAGTAGTTAAATCGGTACCCGTCATACGGGATAAATTAAGGAACTGTTTGGCTAAACCCTCTGCGGCGGTGGAGGATACATCTAATTGTTGTATTACCCTACTAAGCGCGGTAGCTACCTCGCCGGCGGAAGCGGGTACGGTAGAAAATAGATCCTTAAACTGTTGTTTCGCGTTATCCAAACCTTCGCCGGTTAACCCCGTTTCGCGCTGTATCTGACGCAGCGCGCCGTTAACATCGGCAGAGGCTTTAAGGGCCGCGGCGCCGAGGGCTACGAGCGGTACGGTTATACCTGCGGTAAGCGCCATACCGACGCTCGTAATACCGCTGCCGAAGGATTTGATACTACCTTGAGCGTCGTCTAGCGCCTTTTTAAGGTCGCCAGTATCCCCCCCGATTTTAACCATTAACTGGGCTATTTCATCCGCCATTATCTACCTATCACTATTTATTTTCGCTAAACATAGGGGGGATATCCGGTTTAATTTCTTTACTTCCGCCCGGTTTTGGCCCTGCATTACCCTTCGATTCCGCTTCACGTCGTTTATCTTCCTTTTCGCGCTCTTTCTTCTCGATAGTAAAGTATGCCATCCACTCGGTTAATTCGTATGAATCTATCCGTGTTAGCATCTCTTTTACTGGCATATGGAATACATGCCGCGCCATCGAAAAACAAAACTGGCGAAACTTATCATCCGTTATTAGTTTTTTGCCTCGTCCTCGGATTCAATCGCCATGCCGCTTAACTCATTAATCACGCCGGCTAATTTATCGAGCGGTGCTGCGTTATGTAGTAACAACGCTTCTCTATCTGTCTCGCGAAATAGCTTTTCCTTAGTATCGGGATCGTATGCGCCAAGTATAACGGTATCTGCCGCTGTCTGCTTACTCGTCATCATACCATTAACCCGAAACGTACTTAGTTTACTAAGCGCAGCGCGTTCGAGTCCGGTTAGGTTGCGGCACAATACATTACCCCATCCCCACTCGGAAACGTCTACTATCTCTTCACGCGTGTCGTTTGCGTTCAGTATTCTGTCGCGTAGTTTCATACTATTCATAGCTGTCTCTACTGTCGGTTGTTTATCGCCGTCTTTTCCCAAATTGTATCACCTATATCATCCAAAGAGATGATTATAATTTATGTGTTTTACGCCGTAACTACCTGCGTCAATACCCTACCATCTGCATCTGGGCGTCCGCTAAACGAAACCGTTTCATCTAGTAAACTACCCACTGCTGCCTTAATCGCATCGGTATCGACGTGTACCCACGCCAATAGCTCATAGTGCGTGCTTATGTAGAACTTGATTGCGAATACCACATCCGAAGTTAAATTCGTAAGGTAATAGTTGGGTATTACGGGGTCGAATACGGCAGCGCCTTCGCTTGTATAGAACCCGCCAATAGTGCCGCTTAAATCACGTATCGTTGGCGTTTTCGATTCAAATAGTCCGACGTCACATATCGCCGTGGTATCAACTACTTTAGGCTTTATATTGAGGGTAAAGTCCTTAGCCTTTATTACTTCTGCCATCGGTAGATAAAATCCCGACATAGTTATAGGCGGCGTCTGCGCATCCGCAAACGTGAACGTGCCAGTTAAACGGTTAACGGTATACGCACCGGTGCCGGTCGTGGTTATCGCCTTCGTCGGATCTAACACGCGTTTAGCAGCGGCGGTTATCTGAAATACTGTATTGGCGGTAACTACCGTCATCGCTTCCGTGCCACCGGTCGCCGTACTCGCGCCGCTAACGTATAGTATACAACTGCTACCTGCGGTAACTGAAGGTGTTACTACCATTATAGCACCTTATGCCGTGTCAACGGTAGCCGGTCCGTTACTACTCAAAGTATAGGTAACTTCTACAAGTCCGCCGCTCGCCTTTTCCGAAACCGCTATACTATCAACGGCCATCGGACCATGGAAGAAATATGTGCCGTTAAGTCCGAAGGTTAACTTAATACGAAGAGTACCTAAGTTACCAAGCCACTCAGTCCATAACTTACCCTGCCCGGTGTCGTCGCGCGCGAAGAAACCTTTAAGCGTCATCTTAGCGCTCTTGATAGTCTGTTTACTTTGCGTCCACGTTGGCGGATTCGCGCAGTTAAACGAAGTTATATCTACGTTTTTACCGTCCATCGTGACGTCTGCCGATGTTATAAAGTTAACGCAGTCTGTTGGCGGATTCGCTGTCCCCGCAAATATGTCTATATTCGCTGCACTTTGTATGCCTGTATCTGATGTCATTTTTCTATTTACCTCTTAATTATACTATCTCGTCCGATCCTTCCGAGATCGTACCCGTACTATCGGCGGTGAAACTAAAGTCTACCATACCCGCCGTCGTAGTTTTAATCGTTACTCCCGTAACCTCTACCTGCGATTTTATCCAATCGGTACCCGAACCATACCGGTGTTTAAACCACGTTTCGGTACCGTTTATCGCTTGGTCTACTACGTATTTTTGCCCCGTAGTATCCGCGTAGTAATCAAAACTACCGGAGCCGCTATAGGACATACCCATTAAGGTGCCCTTTGAATACGCCCACGTATCGCCCAAACGGGCGGCGTCGGCGGCTTTACTTGTTAGGTTAACGCCCAGGGTATCGAGTAAGTTAATACACGTATAACCGTTGGCGCCACCTACTACAACGGACGCGTAAAGCATACTATTCGCTGTAGTTTCTATCCCTGTGCCTGATGTCATTTTTTAATCCTTACCTCTAAGTTTGCATAACATAAAACGTAAAATACATCACGCCGTGCCAATGTATCCCATCGGGGTCGCGCATATCGGTCGTCATCGTATTATACGTGGTTATATGGCTATATCCCGTTCCCGATAGGGTTAGCGCCTGCGTGTCTAATATGTTATTTATGTGCGCTGCTATCTCCTTAGTCTCTTTACTCCCCCGGTAGGTAGACCATATATGAATCGTGAACGTTACCCGCTGTCCTAAGTGCGTGCATAAACAATCGAACGGTACCTCCGTTGGCGTTGTTACTACTAAGTAAGGCAGCGTTGGATTCTCCGGCACATAGTCATATACCCTATCTTCAACGTGGGTATGCAAGCCGGCATTACCAGTTAACGCGGTAAATATCGCGTATTGTATCGGAAGTAATGACGAGGAGCGGGCAACTACCATTTAACCACTAAACCCCATTTTTACCTCTTCGCCTAGTTTTTTACGGATATATTCGATAGCCTTAGGCCTGGCGTGTTCAAACCCCGATTTCATAAACGGGCGCGCATAGGGCATCCTAGAGGTACCATACTCGACATATTTTGCATAATCAACGTGGGGGGCTACGTGTACCTCTTTATTTGATATTAAATCTGTAGATATACTCGCGCGCATGCGCCCGGTATCTACCGCTTCCATCGCGGTCGCTGACTGTTTACAATCCGTTTCTATTAGTTTCCCGCCTTCTAGGAGCGCGTTACCCATTTTATCAGATATGTCTTTATCTAACGCGAATAGGCGCTTATTAAGTTCTTCTATGCCTTTAACTTCCATTGATATCTTCATAAAGCCTTTTATACTATTATGTCGTGTATGTATCGAGGGGTAAAATATGTTTGATAACGAAGAATGTAATTGCGAACCGAAGAGGGCATACTACCGATATCCCGTGGGTAATGAGTGCAACGGCTGTTATTGGTACGGCCCTGGTATGGATTGCGCGCATATCGGTTGTAACCGTATGGTAAGAATTGATTGATGTTCGCCACGGCGATCATTTACGCCTTCCGCTCCTTACAAAATAACTGCGTATACTGATGTTTATTCTCGATATCGTTTACGTCTATGATATCAAACGTTCGCGTCCCTAGTTTTACAATACACTTCGCCGTTACTGACGCATTATACCACATTGTTATCAGGATATTGGCTTCGGTTACGATACCGCCAGCGCGGAATATCTCAGCGCCAGCCGCAGTCGTTCCGCTACTTACCGCTTTATCTACTGCCGCCCATGCGCTGCCTAAACTAACTTCGGTAACGGTTTCGCCACCGTAACCGTCTGCGCTTTCGGTTAGCGAGTAAAGGGTTATACGTTCGCGGAAGGTAGGAAACGGGGTAACTAACTGGGACGGACTCAAAACATTTTCACCTGATACGGTTTTAACCTCTGTGTTACCTTACGGGGTAAAGAGCCTAATTCGCCGCTGTTATAATACATCGCAGCGGCCTCAGTAATAGCCATAATAATATCTACCGGCACGTTAGTTGACGCGGCACCGTAACCGGCCACGAATTCTATTAACATACCATTAAGGTCGCGCGTGTAATTCCACGCGTAGCCGGGGTTAAGGAATATACGCCCGGGTTCTGAATAAGTATCAACTGTATAACTCGCCGGTGCTTGCGTTGATGGCGTTCCGTTATCGTCATATGTTATTATCGTAGCGCTTTGTAACGGCGGCCGGGGTATCTTGATAACCTCTGATATTTCCCACCCGTCGAGCATTAGATACCACGTTTGATTTATAAACGCCCTGCGCGTGTAATCCTCCGCCTGCCTACGTGCCATAATCGCGTAGTTCGTTAACGTGGTATTATACGCGGTGCTATCGAGGCGGAGATACGCCTGGATACCGGTATTAAGAACGGGTTCAACTACTGGCGCGATGTGTATCTTTAACATTTTGTCACCTATAGCCCATAAGTATCGTTATCCGTTAGCGTTAATACACCCTCTTCGATAATTTCCTGTACTGTCGATAGCGTCGTGCGTAATTGGTAGAGGTATACCGGGCCGGTTAACGTCTCGGCGTCCGCTGGTAATAGGTGAACGGTAACGAGGCTATTAGTTGCGCCCGTAACCGTGATACCGCCATCGCTTGATAGTTTAACCAGGGTCGCCGTTTCCCCATGCGCGGTTACGAACGTGCATACAGCCGTTGCCCCCGCAAGATTCTTCGCGGTAACGGTTACTTTAATATCGTGCGTCGTTCCGCGTGGTATGTTAACTGCTAAAGTCATTATCTAGTACTCCATGATTCTGTACTATCTGTATGGTCGGGATATGTTACCGCCGAAGCGGTGTCATCAGGATAGGTTACCGTGGCTGCGGTGTTATCCACATAAGTAACGTGCTCATGCGTTACTGTTATAGGATAAGTTACCGTTGAAGCCGTTTCCATAGAAGGGTATATTTCCCTTGACTTGGTTTCGACCAACGTGGCGTATAATACTATTGCTGTTGCATATCCCCCAGTTTCATAAATATTATAGGGTACGAGCGCGGCCATCGTTACGTCGGCGGTATGCGAATGTTGTAGTTCTACCGTAGGGCCGAATTTTAATAAATCGAACGGGCCGAGTATTATTTCCTCGCCCGCAGGCAAGATACATGTAAACGTATCAGCCGGTAACGTTGCTACAACGGTGATAGTATCATCAACTACCGAATCATTATAAAGATGTAAAAACACCGTTGATTCTAAAGCGATATACTCCGGCGAGTTAACCGGGTAATAGGTAGGTAATGGTAAACCGACGCCGGTATGTTGCGGTGCTAAAATAGTCATGCCGGCACGTCCTTTAATATTGAGATGTATAAATTTGTATTATCATAGGTGATAGTTGGAAGCGCCCCGAACTGTTCAAGCGGGAACGGGCCGATAGGCGTTCCGCGATCCGGAGATACCGCGAGGGTATAATCTATTGTTTCATCTGTTCCGGTAATGGTTATATCGTGTACGGTGCAACCGGTCCCATAATTTTTTAGTAGGAGTAGTTCGCTACCAGTATTTACGAAGGTATCTGGTATGGGTGTATCATCGTGACCGCAATAGGAAGCGCCCACATAATGAGGGATTAGTCCATATTGGCACATATCTAGGGGTACCCCCCATAAACCCTTACAACCATCCCACCACGTTAGCGAGTCAATATATGAGGGGTTATATGCGTCCGGGGTACCACACATACAACCAAAAATATCAAAGTTTCCGGTAGCGGCTTGGACGGTATAACAAGCATGGTGCGCGAGGAGTTGTTGCCCTGCGAATGTTCGCAAATGCGTCGGGTCGGTGTCGTGAATAGTCTCGCCCCACCAAATCTCCCCACCGGGCGTCGCGTTTAAACAGGATATTACACCGTAGGGGGTGTCTGGGTGATTTTCGTGGATATACCCCCCTAATTCTATACATTGTAATATGTCTTGTTGCCAGTACATCTCTTGAAGTATCAAATCGAACTGGTCAATGCGCCAGTCGAATGTCCCATATATATCATGATAGGTCCCCTCATCCCCCCACCATGTCTCCCAAGTTTCGCCGCCGATATCGGGGAGGTAATAATTAGCCATCCACCAGTGTACTAACTGTTTAGAGGTATTCGCTTTTATCCAAGTTATTCCGTTTTTGTATCCGCCTTCGAAACCATACCCTTTAGTCGCACTAGCGTTAAATACATCTAGTCCTGCGCCGTATAGGGCATCATAATCATCTACTGACATATTAATATCGGCAAACTGACATGCTACCCAAGTTGATATTCCCTCGCCCTCAAATAGGTCTATCCAATTTTCTATTATATCTGCCGCGTCATCTATTAAATTACCAGTTGTGATAGATAGACATACATCCCATTCGTTTTCCGCACAATATTCAAGGATATCCGGTGTCATGGGCATGCCAAGATTAGAAAACCAAATTTTCGGGATTGCAGTCATTTTTAACCTATGTACATTAATCGCCCACCACTCATAACCCCCCCGTCTGCCGCTGCCGAAGCCACGTACCAGTAGAACGCGCCTGCTTCGGCACCATACGGCCACGCACCCCCGAACTGGGCCGTCCTGTCGCCGGTATATCTGACATACATATCGCAAAGTTTAGTTGTTGAAGACCCCCCGACCGCTGACGCCAAAAAGCCATAATCATGATTCGCACTTATAGAGATATCTACCGCATAATCACTAGTGGATGAAAGTGTTAAGGTAGTATCGATATATGGGTGTTCATAGGTGATACTGTCGTTGAAATCGTGGTCGGCGACCCACGGTTTGTAATCTGGTTTGAGTTTTATCCCGTCGATACGCGTAAATATGTTACCGTAAAAGTTTTCAATCCCCCGGTAACTCATCGCATACCCAGTCGTGTCGCCACTATCGGGTACATGATCGAAGGTATGCAACACTTGCCCGCTTGCGTTTCCTAACGTTGTAGTATGCCCCGTGTTCGATGCTTGGTTGTGGTTGGCATCGTCATGCATGTTTGTTATCCCCGCACTAAGGAGTGCTTGGGAATTAAAACCACCATATTCTATCAAGTATAACAACTCAACGGCAGTTGTACTTAGATAATCTTGTACCTCCCATTTATTTGCTATCGCCCCCGCGCGTAGTCGAGCGCAAACGCGGAACGCTGCCAGCGTGGCACTAACGGTCGGTTGTACTCCCGCCTTAGATTCTACTAACGTCGTTACGGGGTTACCATACGCTTCATATGCGCCTAAATAGATATTATTTCGCGTTGCCCCGTCGCGTGTAAACGCCGGATGTATTTTAACCGTTTTCGCGCCTACACCTAAACCAACGTCTATCGTCGTTGCCGCTACCGTTGTAACAAACCAATAATAAGTAGTCGTTCCGGCGTCATATTCCATATAATAATAGAACTTAGGAATCTGAACCATTGCTTGGCCCATATTATCTACGTCGGTATCTGTATAGCACCTATCACCATAATAAGCGGTAGGGGTGCCGTCATCCCAAAGGTTACAGCGTCTTAATCCCCAAGCGCCGCCTGACGGGGAATTGAAGTTAGCGCCTGCCGTTAAGCCGGCAGCGGAAGCGACGCGGGTGTAAGCATCCGTTGTTTTATTCCACGCAAGTCCATAAGCGGGGCCGCCTGTTACTGTTATCGCCATTTTATCTCTCGAATATAAACTGTAAAGTTCGCGATGCGCCCTGATTAACTGGTACGGTTAGCGTTCCGCTCCTAACTTTCACGTATCTAAACTGTGATATATGCGGTGCCGCTGTCGCTAGTGATTGCGTTAACCCCTGCGCTACCGCCGCGCTTATTTCGGTTCCGGCTTCGTTATATAGGTTAACGAACGTGCCATCGATTGCGGTAGATACCTGGAAAGTTATCGCGGCAGCCGACCACGTTGCCGGCATAACCACGGCTATATCTTTAGCACCGCCGCCGAAGTCATAGGCTGGTGATAGTCCGGCTGCGCCGGTTGGTATTACTACGGTTTGGTCCCATCGTTGTGGCATCTATCTATCACCGCTGGAATACAAACGTAATCGTCGCTGGCGTTGCGCTAGTCTGCGTAACTGCCGCGCCGGTTAATCCTGATCGAACTTTAACCCATCGCCAGGGTGCGAGCGTTGGCTGTAAGGTAGCTAATGAATATGCTTTACCCTGCGCGGGCGTTGATGCGGGTGCGGCCTCTGCCCCAGCCTCGGTATATAAATCCGCGAACGTCCCACCAGCGGTATCACATACTTGAAACGATAGGTTAGCGGCATCCCACGCAGCGGGCATTATAATACCCATACGTGTAGCGCCACCCCCGAAGTCCTTCGCGTCAGATAATCCGGTAGCGTCATCTTTAGTAATCGTTACCGATACCGTCCATTTATAAGCCATATTTTTTATCTTCTCCTTTAGTTAAAAAGAAAGAAAACCCCGTCACGTTTAACGTGGCGGGTGCCGTGCGAACGATTGTACTGCGAAGCAACCCAGATAGATAGTACCTGCGCTGTATGCCCAAATAGGGACTACATACCGCTTGCTACCTTTATACTGAACGGTGATAATCTGGTTATCATCCGAAACCCCAAGCGTATACGGTTGCGCTGTTCGCGCAGTATTCGTAGTTCCTATAAGCCCGTTCGTTTCCAAATCAGCGTCGTCTACGTCTACGTCAGCCGTTGTGTTGCCCGCGTGGAAATGAAACGCCGCCGAGGCGCTACCATCGCAGTCGCCGATATTGAATACAAACATCGTACTCTCGAATCCTGCGGTGTCTATCGTCGTGAACGTTTTAGCGCCCGCGATAGCGACGGGTATCTGGCTCTGCGTTACTTTTAATTCGTGTGAAATATCTTTAGCCATTTTGATTACCTCATCGGATGCCGTGCGAATCCTTGTACGGTCACGTAACCCATATCATAGTGTTCTACGCCAATAGTCGGTACTGGTACAACATATCGTGCCGTACCCTTATACTGAACTGTCACTATCGTACTATCTGCCCCGTCGTCGGCGTCGAAATACGCCGTCGTAACTGCTACCGGCGTTGTCCAGTTATATATTTCTAGGTCTGCGGCTACTACATCCGTTGTAGGTGAGCTGCTAGCACCGTCATGGAAATGCACGCGCAACGTCGCACTCGATCCGATAGCGCCGATATCAAATACAAACATTGTACTTTCAAATCCGGCGGTATCGGTAGCGGTAGGCGATGGCGTGCTAAGTGTGTGCGCGGGTATCATCCCTTGCGAGAACTTATACTCGTGCGCTATATCTTTTGCCATATTATTTTTTCTCCTTGTTATCTTCTGGTGAATCGAAAAGCGAAAGCAGCCTTTCGAGTTCTTGTACCGCGCCGTTATATGTTCCGGCGGTTTGTGCTACCACGCGCTCGCCTTCGACTTTTAACTCCGCTATACGTTTTTCGATATCTGCTTTCGTTATCATATTCTTACACTCCGATTAACTGTCTGCCCACAGTAATACCCGGTATATCACGCCGCCAACGTATATTTTTAAATATTTCTGGTCGATGATATTAACCGGTGGTGCGCCGCCGGCCCATGCCAAGCCGAAGGTTGTACCTGCGAGGGAACCCGCGCCGGTAAAGTCTACCGCCGGATATGATCCGCCACCGTTAAGCGTTGTTTTACCAGTAACGCCGAGGGTTGTACTAACCGTAGCAGCGCCAGTAATTGTTACCGCGCCCGTAAGCGTGGTCGCGCCCGTGTGGGTTATAGCACCGACTAACGTAATGTTAGTCTCGGTTATCGTCAACGTCTCCGCCGAAGCATCGGTAATCGTAGCCGCGCCTGCGCCTATTACTAGGGATGTAACTGTAGCCACACCGCAAGATAACGCCGCTGAGGATGCAAAAACACCCGTTGCGCTAATAGTCGTTTCTTCTGATCCGGTTGAGCCGAACGATGTTATACCGTGGAATTTAGCCGTCGCCGTTGTAGCAATAGCCCCCGCAGCACTAATCGTCGTTTGCGCTGTAGTACCGAATCCTGCGATACCGTGTACTTCTAACGTAGTAGCGCAGTGAACGTCGCCAGTAGCTGCAATAGTGTCTGGTGCGTACGTCCCACCCGTATAGGTGAACGTAGCGCCACTAGCGAGAGTGAACGTGCCGCCACTATCGACGGTGATATTCCCGCCGTCTTTAACTTCTAAACCCGTATTACTACGTTGTATATATCTAGACATCTTTTATCCTCCATCCGCCTACTGTCTAGAATTATGTGTCAATCTCAAGCGCCATGTAGGCTAGTTTATTAACTACTTGGCCGCCGACGCCCATACGCTCAGTATATAGTGAAACCGCGCCCTTCGTGGTTATCTCATCCCGGATACTAATCATATTGGGTACATCAACGATTTGGTACGCTTGCCGCATATCACCGTAAATAATCGGGATATCTTCCTGCGTAAACGTGCTACCGCTGCTAACCGTGTTCATACTATCACAGTAAACAATAGGTTTACCGAATAGCGTGTCCGGCTGTCCAAGGGTTATATTCTCTTGTAGGATATAACGCCCTTCACCGTCGGTGAACTTGCGAAGCACCGTCTTAGTCTTGCGCGCCATATACCATTTAGCGTTACCCTGGAATCGCGTATCTAGCAAATCCTGGACGCTGATAAGGCAGTCTGTATCTGGTATCGACGTAGTTGCGCCGCTGTCGATTGCTCGCTCATCGGCGGTCGAACCTTCTGCTAGCGATTTAGCGTAGGTAATAAGTCCTTCTGGTTGCCCGACACCGGTACCGGTTAGGAATGCGACACCCTCAAGGTATCCCATATATTCAGTTACCTTGCGGACCATCCATGCTTCAACATCGAATGACGACATACGTGCCATCTTCTGTGTTAATACCGGCATAGCATACATCGGGTGCGTTGGTATACTTACTTTGTTAAGCGTTAGGTTTGCGGTTGCGCTTCTCGTTGCGCGCTCGCTAGTCCACGCGGCCAGCGTTGCGCCAACCTCACCGAGCATCTCTAGCGTGTCACCGACGCGTAGCGTCTCGACTGCGCACTCGCCTCTAAATGGGTCTACGTTAACAAGCGCTTCTATAATCCGGTTTGACATAGTAACCGGCATAAAGTAGCCGCCCGTGGTAAGGTCGTCACTAGCCAGCGTCTTATATTTCGCCGGGTTCGCGTCCTTTACCTGACCGACAAAATATTCCTGGTCGAACTGTTTACCGGTATGTAGGTAATCACAATACGCCTTCGTCCATTCGGCCTCGGCGTCTTTAACCACCGGTGCCGCTCCCGTCTCCGGTGTATTAATCTTCGTCTCAAGCGCGTCTATACGCTCGGTCATCGTCTTGAACTGCATCTCGACGGGTTCGAACTTGGTATTAAACGATTCAATACCTTTCTCCAAATCCTCTAGATACTGTTCTACTGATTTAGTCTCTTCAGTCATTATTCTAATATCTCCTTAATATGTTCTAATCTTTTAATGAGTAATTCGTCGTTCGCGGCGATCGTCTCGGGTTCATCGGATTTACCCGGCGGAGTTGCCGCTTGCGCATCCGCAGGCGCTTCCCCTATAAGTATATTTAATACATCGCGTGCCGCTACTAGTTGCGTGCGGGTAGCGCTGCTTATAGTGCGACCGGCTTTAACTTCTAGCTCCGGTTCCGGTTCTATTTCTACGTCTGATTTAACTTCTTCCACAGTGGCCGCCTCGTTGGACGGGAAACTTACGGTTGATATTTCCATTAAATCTAGTTCGTTAAGATCCTTAACGCCGTCCTCGTCGTTAATCGCGTTTTTACCTTTTACTTCTGTATACCCAATCGAGTTAGCGCTTACATCGCCAGCTAACAACGCTTCATACGCGTTGCGGCCCCAATCGGTTTTAATATTTAACTTGCCTCTAAACCGTAGCCCGCGTTCGTCTTCCCATATCTTGGTAATTCTACCAATCGGTTTATCGAACTTATGTTGCCATAAAAGCTTAACACGTTTAGGATTCTTTAACGCCCGCGAGAACGCCCCCGGCATCGTGCGTTCGTTCTGATGATCAACGACGCCGTATACGCTCGCATAACCTTCTAAGAATCCCTTTTCGTCAGGCGGTTCTACGGAGATACTACTGTCCTTGTATAATAATTCCAAGGAGTCACCTCCTAATAAAATAAGAATAACTGCCCGTAAGCAGTATTAACGTGTACACTACACCTGAATTAGTTCTTATCTTTAAATATGTTACGCAATATATCTATAGATATACGGATAAAGTATAAAAAGTTAGCCGCTTAATTAATTAACAGATTGATTCGTAAATGCCGCCACTGTAATAAGCCGGTAATGGTAACTAATCTAGATTATATCTTTTGCCCGTGGTGTTGTGAGCGGCAGTCTATCTGTTTATCTACCGATGATAATAGCACATTGGCGGCGTGGAATATTCAGTCATGCAAAAATAGCAGCGACGTCATATAACTTAGTCTGCTTATCCTTTACACATCGGGGGTACTGCTTTATTTCCTTAACGTTATACCCCTTACTACCATTATTAAATCTAGCAAGGACGTCACCCCACGGTAGGAAATAACACTTATTACCTTCGCGCCCCTTCATCTTTAGTTCAACGGCTAAATAACCTACGCGCCCGGTTTTATTTAGATAGTAGGATATTGTCTCTACTTGGTGTACGTGATTAAGACCGTCCTCGACGGTATGGAAATTAGATAAGAAGTTAAGGTATTTACCGCTGGTAGATTTACATTCGATAGCTAAATAACCCGCTTCGGCGCTATCTACGATAATATCTATGTATTGCTTTCTATAGCGCGTTTGCGGTCTGCGCTCTACGAAGGCGTTAATATGATTATCTGTATAATAGTGGCGTAAACTACGGACTAATAAGGACTCGAAGTTATTTCTCATTTTTCAGGTATCGCAAATCCATTCGTGCATCTACAATTAGGGGCATCACCGGGCCACGTAGTACCGTCTGCGCAATCGAACTCCTGGTCATACGGAACGGTAACGCCGTCCATATCTGCGTGCTCTTCACGGGTTCTATCATCCATCGTGGCTACCCAGACGTTATCTAGTGTACTACCAGCCTCTTGCGCCTGCGCTTGACTACCCCTATTGAACGCTTCTACCGTCTCTGATCTAGCTATCATAACCGCGCGACTAGCATCGAAACCGGCATATAATTCCTTAAGTCTACCTGCTAGATCCGGTATCGACTCTTCGTTAGCGATGCCTTCCGCCAACGCTGCTTTAATACGTTGTTTAGTTACGTTGCCTATCTCGGTTATCTTCTCGGCGCCGTTGGTATCTAGGTAATCCTGGACATACTGCATCCACGCAGGTATCTGCTTATAATGTAGATACATAGCCGTTAAGGCTTTCGGTTTAGTAGTAGGTTTACCGGCTGCCCTATTCTGAGCTACCCCCCACGTCTCCGTATTATACTTCCAACTATTCTCGCCGGATAGTAACCAGATACGTTTAAACGCTAGTTCCCAGGCGGCTCTATCTACCTTGCCAACTTTGGGTACCGCAGCGAGCATCGTTTTACGTTCGGCGCTAAATACCCGTCGGATGATACGTTCCGCTGCGGCAAAGTTACTATCCCTACGTTTACTCGTCGCCCGTAGATAGCGTGCGCGATCCCGCGGCTTATGCAGGTTATAAATAGCGACGGCCCCCCGTTAGCGTTCGGGGAGTATGATTAGCTATCGGCCTACCCGCTTTAACCCATCGTTTATTACTGCGTTGTAGATGGTCTATTAGCGGGGCCCGATATACTACACTAATAAGTATAAGCGTGCCGCCAATGACTGAATACTCTACAGCGTTAACAGATGCCCCGGGTATATCTACCTCGATAGCGCCGCTAACTACGTCATATATTAAAGCGCCTACCTTTGCCCCTATTATAGTTACATCGGAGCCGGTTAATATGCCGCCGACTGTATCATAAACTAAGGCGGCTACTTTAGCACCGTTTATCGTTATCCCTACCTCAATAGCGCCGCCGGTAACTGAATACTCAATAGCGATTATCTTGGGGGCATTAATGGCGAGATTAAGAACCCCCATGCCGCCGACTACTGAGTAACCTAGCGCTGTTACTTTCGGGCCCGCGCGGGTAATGCCTATTTGGGTAACTCCGCTTTGAACCGAGTAGTCTAATGCAAATATCTTTGGGCCCGCTACCGTTATCCCTATTTGTCTAGCGCCGCCTAATACTGAATAGTCTAACGCCTCTACTTTAGGCCCGTAAACGGTTTGCATCCCAGGTAGGTCGTTAGTTATAGTTCCGCCAACAGTGTCATACTCAGCGGCTACTACTTTGGGCCCTGATATTGTTATCCCTGTTTGTCTAGTGCCGCCAATCACAGAGTAATCAATCGCAGATACTTTCGGCCCTATAATCCCCAGGTTAAGTGTTATAGAACCGCCGATTACTGAATAGTCTATCGCAGCTACCTTCGGGCCTACTACTACAGCCCCAACTACACCACCTATAGCAGAGTATTCTACGGCTTCTACTTTAGCGCCAGATATTGCAACGTCGCCAATATAAGAACCGCCTAAAACTGAATAATCTATCGCTTGTATCTTGGGCCCTGTAATACCCAAGTCGATAGTTAAAGCGCCGCCTTTGATTGAATATTCAATAGCTATTATCTTAGCGCCAGCGATGCCTAAGTTAATAGTTAAAGCGCCACCTACTGCGCTATATTCTATCGAGGATACCTTAGCACCTACTATACCCAGGTTAAGTATAATAGCGCCGCCGGATACTGAGTAGTCTAATGCAGATACCTTAGCGCCAGCGATGCCGAGATTAACAACCTTTGTGCCGCCTAATACTGAATACTCGATAGCCGTTATCTTGGGGCCTGATAACCCTAAGTTAATAGTTTTAGTGCCGCCGGTTACAGAATATTCTATAGCTGTTAGTTTTGGACCAGCGATAGTAAGACTAACAAACGCAGCCCCGCTTTTGACGTTATAATCAAGCGCTGTTATCTTAGGTCCGGCTATCGTTACGCCATTCTTGATAACCCCGGCTTTAACTGAATAGTCTACGGCCACTACCTTAGCGCCTGCGATAGTTACGCCGTTTAGGATAGTGCCGGCTTTAACCGAGTATTCAATAGCTATTAACTTAGGCCCAATAATACCGAGGTTAATAGTGGAAGTGCCGCCAACGGTAGAATACTCGATAGCCGCTATCTTCGGGCCCGTTATATCTAACGGATCTCCGCCTACTTGATTATCTATAGTGCCGCCGACTACTGAATAGTCTAACGCCGATATCTTCGGGCCATAAACGGTATACGTATTACTTGCCCGCCATATTGACGCGTTATAATTCGTCTGTTGATTTGCGTCCGAAAGAATAACGTTATGCCACCGATAGAGTGCGATAGTAATTGCGGGAGCGGTAGAGGGATAAAAAATATTCTTAGTATAACTACTATCACTCGCCCACGCAGTCGTCGTCCCGTTTGATTGATTCGTGGGCGCGCTTAACGCGCTATTATTAACCTTAACCGTCGGGGTCGCGGCGTAGCCGGTACAGTCCCACGTTATCTGAATATAATACCACGTGCCGGACGTAAATGTATTGCTAAATAAGTATTGACGATACGCCGACCAGCCGGTATCGAAACGCCTTATTAGTAATGTTGTATTAGTAACATAAACAAACCATTCGCCATCTGAAGTAGTAAGTAGTGCTATGTTACCAGTGCCAATCGCGGCATCGGGGCGGAATAGAATTTCCCACGTAACGGTACTAAAATTATTAATAGCCGTCCCGGCAGGTATCGCTACCGTGTCGGTGGCGGTAGTGACAAATTTAAACGCCGTCGCATTACTCGGTAACGTAACAAGCGCGTTATTAACAGCCGTCCCATCGTAGGAATTACCCCCCTGACCTTTATTTTTGATAACCCCCGAGGCAGGCCACGTTACAAAATCGACCTGACAATTAGTAAGTACCGCAGCATCTGGGTCGGTAAGGTCAAGCATCAATACCGACGGGGCACCGACTGTAGCTGCGGCGGCGTTTGCTAACGTCGGTGAAACCGTAACTACTGTCATTTTATGCTACTGTTACCTTTATTATTCCTGTTGAATACCACGCAATGTTGACGGTTTGATTCGATGGGGATTGATCTGCGCTAATTACCACATACGCTAGAAGCGGTGAGTGCGCGGCGGTATCGCCTACTTTATAGATAACGATATTACGAAACGTCGTTGTCATGGTCGTCCATTGCACATCTGCGGCATCGAACGTAACGACCTTCGATGCTTCGGTCATCGTCTTAGTGCCGAGCGTCGCGCCACCGGCTGCGTATGACCCGGTGTTACCTATCTCATACGCTTGGGGGGTTGACCAAAACGCGTCAGTATCCTGATTTGGCGTATATGATGACGTGGTTAACGCAACCTTAATCGTGTCCGTTAGATAATCAATATTGTAAACCGCCTCGTTTTCAGTAAGTCCGCCGAATGCGTGCGCGAATGCTAGTGCGTACCAGTGGGTAGTATAGGTAGTGGTCATTATTCACCGCCGAATATTGCTTCCCCGCACGTAGGGAAAATATCTATCGTATCTTTCTTTTTTTCTGTCGTCATCTTAAAACCTAACCGCGATTTATACCACTCCGCGCACGATACCCTATTATCAATGTGTATAGGTTTAGCATCGCTACACGCCTGCGGTTTAACTTCGTTAATGGCGCATAATCCCGAACTTAAAAAGGGACACGGCCCAAGGGTTTTAAAATGCGCTATAGCCCCTGGTGCGCTGTTATATATTATTCTACCGAGGGTAAGGACTACATAATCGCGTACAAAGCGTTCTAGCGGTACCTTTAGATACTTAGCTATCCTGATTATGTCCGCGTTTGTTAGCGGGGTATGTAATTCGCTGTTAGATATACAGCAATACCCTGGACAGGATTCGCACTCCTTATACTCGGCCATCGTTATGGCCTTATGGATGAGGTACCTTGCTTCTGAATACTCCGCCGTTTGAGTCGAACGTATAGGTAAACGCGCCACCCGCGCCCGTAGTATCGGCACCCATGTTATGCCACCCTATAAGCGGAGACGTGCTCGCGGTTCCCGAATCTTTAAAGAATATAATCCACCGGAAGGGTCCAGCGGTAAACGGTGACGACCATACTAAGTCGCCTGCGTCGTATCTTACGTAGCGGTCAGTATCAGTAACCATCGCGACGGTGCCGGACGTTAATGCCAGACCGCCCGCGGTATACCCGCCAGCGGTGCCTAGTTCGCCGGTTACGTCGTCGTAAAACTCCCAATCTGTATAGTGTGTATCCGGTGAGTTAGTATACGTCAATACCGCGTATATATCCCCGGCTGTTATATCGTCTATCCAATTTATGCTCGTAGCCGCTACATACTCATTAGTCATATGTATGGGTCCGGCCTCAAACCAATATCCTGATGTCGCCATTTATTTACTCCTTTTTATTATTATACTTTTTTCTAATCTCGCCGATTAATCGTGATAGTTGCTGTTGTTGATCTGCCGCGGGTTGTATTGCCCCAGGCGCTTGTCCTAAAGGTAACACCGGCTGTATTACCGGCGCTGGTGGTTCCGGCGGCGGCGTAACTGTATCTATAACCTCACCACCCGTAGGCGATGTTAATAGCGACGACGGTTCTAACCACATATCGCAATCCGGTCGCGTCTCCAGGTTAAGCATCTCGCGGGCTTCGTTAACGTCGATAATATGATTAGTTGCTAATGATAACACCCATACTGCTTTAGACTCGATATCTTCCTGTAATGCGCTCACACTATCTTTATCAAACGTTAACTCGAGATCGTCACCATATAACGGAACTAGCCAGTTATTGAGCGAATCTTTTATCTTGTCTAATAATGGGAATATAGTTTCCGTCCATAGTTGGCGCTTAGCGTGGTCTAAGTTCTCGTAGGTCGCGCCTTCGGGATGCAGTAATACATAGGGAACGCCGAACGCAACCGATACCTCAATAGCGGAGATATCCATTATCGCCGCCCAATCCATATCTTTGGGTGTATCTGATAACGATTCTATTGAGTTAGCCTCGACTACCGCCATTTTACCAGCGTTACCAGCGCCTCGATATTGCTCGTCTATAATATCCTTCGTTTGCTCTATCTGCGTTTCGGTAAACGGCTGGTCGCCTGTTAAGAATACGTGCGATAAGCCTACTGTATTTTGTAACTTAGCGAAATTCCATTGCCGCGATACGTTGTTAAGGTCTATCGAACGTGCTGCCGCTTCCGCTGGCGCTACCCCGTCTAGTTCGTTAACGGGATCGACGAACATAATGTGTAGTACTTCTTCGGGTTTGTATGGCTCTTTAATACCCTTAGCCTCGTCTATCGTGTAGTCGTAACGCTGTATAGTCCTACGCGGCCCCGGTATTATCTCTACTAAATCGGGACGTAGGATATTAAGTTCGTTAAGCGGCATCGCGCGATGTATAAAGGCGTTGCCGCACAACTCGAGGTGTAGGATGATAGTTTCTATAAAGTCGTGCCACGTCCATACATCCTTATTACTATCGGTACCGTTAGGATGTTTCATTCTATCAATTAACGGTGAGGATGTAACATCGGTTTCTTCGCCCTGCGCATCCTCGGTAACTAACTTCCATTCTATCTCTGATGCTGTATCAACTATCTTGCGTATAGCGCGGTATACCCATACGTTACCGCCATAGCCTTCGGTAGCGTAGTCGATAAACTGTTTAGAAATAGTAAGGGGCTGCCCTTCGATAATCGTTATTCGCGGCGTGGCGGGCCAGCCGCTTTGATTAACTTCGCGGGATATTAGGGTAGAAAGAACGTCTTTAAATCGCTGAGTAAGGGATCGTTTATTTTTATATCGTTGTTTAGCCATTTGGCATGTAACCACCTAGTCGCTACCATGTCTCTCGTTTAAACCCCTTACCCATACATTCGTATATGTGTTATTGTGCGTTAGTTATCTTTATATAGGTTATTACTTTTTAGCCTTCTTTAAACCGCCCACGCTTTTCAAGTTCTTTATAGATTATATATACCCATATCCAATACGCACCGGAAACGAGAATAAATGCGTTTATAAATTCAATAGTCATTTTTAGTTATCTTCTTTTTCTTCTTTCCTAACTTCAAACGCTTTTACCCATTCTTTCGATAAGTACCAAGATGCCTTTGTATTTGCACTTATAAGCGTGGTTATATAGTGCTTAGATTCTATTTTTAATACTTCGTTAGTCATTTTTTAACCCCAATAGTTACCATATCTTCTTTACATGTAATTCCGTTGAAATACCCACAATACCTACAACTATGTTTATTTGGTTTAGCCATTTTTACTAATGTTCGTAAATAAATATTAAAGTGTCTGATACAGATAGTCTAGATACACCATCGGGCATAGGGCTAGCGTCTAAACCGCATTGAGTTAATACCCGCGAGAATAAACCTATCTTTTCGTCTTTATATGTCATTATTCCTACAGTTGTGGGGTGCGCGGTTTCTATTATCGCCGGATAAGGGGCTAATAGGCACGACATTTACTTCTTACTTAATCGTTCATGTAATCTCTCGGCTTTCTGGCATTTATCGCTACAATATCGAGAGTCGCAAATATATGTTAACCAGCCAATATCTATATCAAATGTTTTGCGACACCATTGGCAGATAGTCATTTTTATTCACCTTCTTTTTTATCCCCTAATGTTCGTAAATATTCTTTTATCGTTCGCAAATTATGGCAGCAGGTTCGTCTATTATTATTCGACCCGTTTTTCTATCGAATCGCCTTCTACATTCTTCGATTTTATCAATTTCCATAAATTCAATTACCATCGCCTTTATTTTTTCTTTAGTTAACACCATTTTTTACCCCCGGTATATACATAACTTAATAGATTATAACATCTCCGCTAATCGCTTCTCGGCCATCTTACAATAATCGGGTTGTAAATCAATACCATAATCCCGTAAACCCCAATAAGGCGGCGACGTGATAACGCAGTCTATTGATTCGTTGGGTAGTTTGCGTAACTCGGTGAGAGTATCGCCGTTAATAATTTGGTTTAGGGGTAACGTCAAGTTATTTTTTCTTATCTTTAGAACTACTAGACGTGTGCATTATCTCCGATAGTGTAACGCCTTTAACCGGTTTCATAACTTCTTTCGGTTTAATACCGGGTTCGGTCGTATCTTCGAACTTTACAGGCCCGTCTGCGCTGCCGTCTCCGCCTTTAAATTCTTTACCTACGGGCTTCTGCGTTATCTCGCCTTTATCTACTATATAGATACAAGGTTTATTCCCCTGGGTAACTAAGTAAGTACCATCGGGCACCATCCAATACATAGTATTCTGCCTCGACATCGCGTGCTCAAAGTATCCAGTTCTATCAATATCTTTCTCGCCTTTCTTACATTCGAATATCGAGATCGGTGGCGATTCTATCTTTATTTTAAGTTTCGTTAATCCTTTCATAATTATCTTTTACCTCTTCGTCTTGGTTTAATCTTACTCCCATATTTACTAGCCCATCTACGCGCAAGTTTAGGTTTATTCGCGAATAGATAAGCGCGCTGTGCTGCGGATCGAAACGGCATTATTGTTTATCTCTTTTATATAGATACCAGTTAATGAACCTCAACATATACTTTGTAGCGTATTTAGCAGGTATCTCTAAATCTATTAATTCATATTTCATTTTATCACGATATGCCCCTGCACCATCATCGCGATCATAAACCCTAGCGACATCATAAAGGCGCTCCAGAGTAAGAACATAAGAGCGCCTAGTTTATTATTAACTTCGGGTTCTTCGTCTGCTAGTGACGGGACTATAACCGCGTGCATAGGTTCTTTATTATCCCAGTGGTCTACCATATCCTACCTCGTTAAGTACTCAACGTTGCCGTAAACTTAACACTATCATTTACCTTAGCCGTTGTTTTATCTGCTACAATCTTTATGTATGTGGGTGTTAATATTGTATCTTGGATTTGCGATTCTTTAGCAACTATCCAAACGTCGCTTATATCATAGTTATAACCTAGCCAGCCATACCCCGAAGTTGGTGCGCCGTTCGGTAACTGAACAGTCGGGCATTTACCCCCCCACGATGTACCCCAACTATTCTTTATAAGGAACCGTTGTTTAGCATCGTCATAACCCAAAATATCCATAGCGTGCCCGCCTGCTACACTGCCGCCGGGACTGGGGACCATACCATCGCTGCCGGTATTAAAGATACTATCATATACAGTACAACCGAACATAGGGGGTAGTCCGTTTGTCGCTAACGCCGCTTTTATGTTGTTATTAGTTTCGGTTTGCGTGCCCCCGTCTAAACGCCAATAACTATCGACGTGCGATTTAATAGCCTCGGTCTTAACTGCGGTTGTGGGTTCGGTATCTAACAACGACGACGAGTACCCCCATATCGACTCGGGCGGCACTCCCTCGTTTGCCATTACTGCCGCAACACTACGAAGGTACGTGCCTACGTCGCCGGTGCTACCATCTATATCCCGCGCTTCTTTATATATGAACATACGCGAACCAGCGACATACTTACCGGTTTTAAATTTCTGTAACCACTCGAATACGCCAACGGCTGCGTGTGCCGCGCAACTACCCATCGAACCCTGGTCAAGTATTGGGGTATCTGAGCTACGCAGGTCTGCACTCGCGGGCAATACCGCTATTACTTCCGGCTTCGCTGTATATTTGTAATCCCTACTATCGGGTTTATCTTTTAACCACCCGAACTTTATTTTTGATTTATCTATCATTTTTTACGTCCTTTTACATTTATTACATTACTAACATAGTGGCAGGATATCGAATCGTTATATTTTGTTTTAACTAAACACGAAGGATACCCCCAACAACGTTTACATGCTAAACCTAAATAGTTAGTTTCGGTAATATCCTCGATAAATGCGGGTTGTACCATGTCTAAAAAAACTCCCTTATCCATTCGTTTAATCCCTGTTCGCCATCCTTTGATAGCCACTCCGTTAATACGCTAAATATGATATAATCGTCCGGTTCCTCTATCCATTCGGGCCGCCTTCTACGCGCGAGATTTATTACTGCTACGCTTGTAGATGATAGTTCTATAGTTTTAGCTAATGGTTCCATGCCTCGTAACACCCCGGATGTACATAATAGCGTTCGCCAGAGCGAACACCGGTATAGTAAGTATCGCGATTTGTATTAATGGTCTTAAAACACTGGCTGCATACTTCTATCATTTTTTCTACTTGTACTCTTTTACCACTTTATTAAGCGGGCCTGCGTCTACTACCGGGATAGACCATTCAGACTCAAAGCCTTTAAACTTAGTAGGTTTCGAGGTATCTAATATGTGTTTATCCTCTATATGCGCTAGTTCTAGTTTAGCTATTCGCGCCTCTAGTTCTTGTATCTTATCTTCCATATCTGCGTTTGTTAGTTTTGTCATGTTTGTTTTATTATACCTCTTATATTTCGTTCGAATTTATATGCGGGGCAATCCTTATTATCGAATAGTATGGTGCCGCGTAGTTTACAGTTAACAAGATGCCCTTCGTCGTGATAGTTGATACATAGTTCGCACCAGTTCATTTATGATGCCGCCACCTATAAGCGTCTCTAACGGCCTTAAACGCCGCGAACGTTTTATCTATCTCGAACTCTTTAGTCTTTATATTATACCTGTGTATGTGTTTAGTTTCTTTAAACTTATAGGTGTCCCTATCGACGTGCATTATATAACATAGTTCCGGCCACATATCCGATTTATCATCGTGCATCTCTTCCCAGGCGTTGGCGTATGCAGCGAGTTGTAGTGTGCTAGTGTCATATACACTACTTCCCGTCTTGAAATCTATAATAACTACCTGTTTACGATCCTGGTATTCTTGATATGCTATTAGGTCAACGGTGCCGCCATATTCATATTCGTGGCTGCATAATCTAGCTTCTATTGCTATCGGCTCTAACTTCGCTTCTAGTATCCACTGTTGGGCGTTATCGTAAAGTATAGAATATTGGGGCATAAAGCCGCTCTGGTCTTTATCTTTATCTAGTAATGCCTCGAGTGCGTCGTGTATCTGCGTACCCTGAGTACCCCGGGCATCGCGCACGGTATTGGGGTGTTTAAGCGCCGCATCGGCTAATAGTTCTATATCTATATCGTGGCCTTTGGATAATAGTTTATAATAATCGTCGCTTAGTTTACTCTTAATAGTATCCTGCTTCCATTTATCGAGGCCATATCCTTTATCTAAGATACCCAGGATGCTAGATACGCGCGCGTATGTTTTACCGTTACAATCATATGTTGCCGCTGAGTAGCCGCTCATATCCATCTTACCTTATCGCGTGGGCCTTTTTGTTGCAAAAATAGCACGGCCTGCGCTACACTATCCATAATATCATCGTGCCCCTCGGGGTATAACTCCGCCTCATCTAAGAACGCATTTATCCAGGTACCTTCTACTAACCTAACATTCCCTGCTTCGGCATGCGTTGATACTATCGCTATCCTAGTCTCTTTCGGTCCCGTTGGTTTAATGCCCCTAAAGATATATTGCGGTAATGCTACCCGGCGGTAATAATCAATAGTCTGTACTCCGCTCGAGCCGGGTTCCTGCTCTAATACTATCGGTATACGTTGCCCGTCTATCTGTGCGGTTTGGCGTATTAACTGCTCTACTTGCTGCGGCGTATCCCGCGTTCGCTGAATATCGAGTATGTAATATATCCCGTCCTTGATAGCAACTTTAGCGCCTACTGTATAATCGGGGTCGCTGTTAGTTGGCGTTGGCGGCGTCGCTGCTAAATCCCAACTCCTAACCTTTATAGCATCGGAAGGCGCTTCCGCAATAATAGGGAACCACTCGCGCTGAAAGTATCCACCACCAGCTACTGCATCCCAATCGCCTAATAATAATTGCCTACGCGTTATAGGGTTTAAGTTCGATAGCGTCTTTGTATATTCTTCGCGCGCAAGATATGGGTTATCGTCTAACGTAGCACGTATAAACATACGGTTATGCTCCGGACCTTCTATTAAGAAGCGCTGTTTTACCCATTCGTGCCCCCTACTACCCGGATTCGATGCTGACCACATTCTAAGGGGTATTGGTTCGTCCTCCTTTTTACGCAACCTGGACATTAACCATAAATACTGATCTTCGTTAAACTGCGTTAACTCGTCAACGCCAATAAACGTGTATGCACTACCCTGGTATTGGTCCTTATCACGTTCGGCGGACATATAGCCAAACGTTAGCGTCGCACCACTGGGAAACGTCCATTGCTTTTCCATATCATTCCACTTAGCGCGTTTACCGTCTACGTAGCAGTCGTCTAGCCACGTATGACTAACGGACATTATCGCTTCGGGCAACGCTAGATCTTTATAACTCCGCCGTAATAGAAGAGCATTATAATTAGTGTAATCGACATAAGCAAGGGAAGCAGCAAGTAACCCAATTGATTTACCAGGCCCAGCAGCCCCACCATATAATACCTCGGTTTCATCGCAGCGTAAGAACTCCTCTTGTTTAGCGTGCGGTTGTATCGGTATCCACGGATTCGCCGCTACCGTTCTTAAGTACCTTTCGTCCTCGGGTGTTATATCGGGCAAGTAGGTTTTCCAATCTAAGGTCAATCACCTCTTCGTTTTTATTAACATAGGTAACGGTTGATTCTTTTTTATCTGCTACATTCCAATCCGGGAAGCGCCTACGCATATAATCAAGTAATGCGGGTATTGAACTATCATTCATTTTAGTGTTTATCTTAGATACTGCGTTTAATTCCGCATCCGCTTCCGCTTTATCTAGTGCGACACAAAACTCGCGTAACGCTTTATTTTTACCTTCTCTACCTGCATCTATCCAACGTTGTAGCGTGTATGGTGCGACGCCTGCGGCACGCGCAGCCGTTGTTTTAAAATTACCTTTACTTACTAAATCTATAATCGTATCTGCGCGGTCTTTATTAAATTTAGTTGGTCTACCACCTACCATAATTAATTATCCGCCGCCTTAGTATGTCCCTGCGAGTCCATAAACGTTTTAAGTAGGAATGTAGCCGCGTCTATATTCTCAGATATATCTAATACTACCTCTTCTATCTCCGCTAACTTAACTTCTAACTCATTAATACGATTAACTAACGTAACGAGGGCCATACCGTAGCCTTTTAGGTAGTCATCTTCTTTATTGGTCATTGGGCCCATATAATGCGGTTTCGTCGTCGTCGCCGTTACCTAGTTTATGCGGCCATACTCTAGAGATAATTATTTTCTCTATCGTGCCATCGTCGCGCATAAAAATAGTACCCACTTTACCCGGGAATAACGGATCTAGGTTATTATATTCAAACTCGTCGTCAGGATATACAGTATGGAATAACTCTAATTTTTTCCACCGGTAGGGTTCTACCTGACATACAGAATCGATAAGATCACTCTCCATATCTCATATACCAGTTATAACAATAATTTACGCGGGCTTCGTTCATCTTCCCGATGCGTTTAACTATAGAACACGGTGACGCGCGCCATCTTTTATTATCTTTAGTTTGAATGTATTCTATTACTCCTGTGGCGCATCCTTCGCATATTTTTGGTACCTGCGGCGTATACGTATTTGTATCTTCACCTGCCGGTCTCGTTTCTCTTTTGTTATACATTTATCGCACCTTAGTCTTATACTTGGATTACCTGCGGCGCGTATTATCTGTCTGCCCTCTCGACGGGAATAGTTATACTTCCATCGTGCGCCGCATTGGGGGCAGGTTTTATAGTTATTATCTGTTCTAAATCCCATTCTAGTTTTTTACTTTTATTATATCGTCTAGCCTGGCGTTCCTTACCCAATATTATGGGGCGTTGCGGGGCGCAGATATCACAATATATTCGTTTATGCCACCCTTTATTACTATCCTTAGAGATACCGTGCTGTTCCCATACCGTTACCTCGAACTCGGTATTACACATAGGGCATACTTTAACTATTGACTTTTTTTTATTCGTGCGCTTGTATATTCCTAGTGTTTTGGATAGCATAATTACCCCGCGTTAGATAAAAAATAATGGCAGGTATGCCCATAGGGGCTAATATATATCCCGCCTTCGTTGCCTATAACTGCGCCTTCAGGTATTGATGCCGAAGTATGATGCTCAAAGGTACATTCACGCAATTCGTCCTTACCATCTTCCGATACCAATAACCTCGTACGATCTACCCGCATGCAATACTCACAGTATGTACTACCTCGAACCCATCTACTAGGACTAGTCCGATCGTCTAAACTGGTATTTATTAACGGTTCCACACGATCCGCACTGTAATTCGGTTTCGCCGTTATTAATCGTAAACGTGCTATTTTGCCGCTCAAGTAACGGCTTATTACACGTTTTACATTTTGGGTTTTCCATTTTAGCGACACTTTTAGTTCGTTATCTATATTTGCACGTTCCCGCCTAATGACGCCCACGCAGACCATACACCTTCGGGGGTAACGTAACGATACCATACCGCCTTATCCGACCCGCGCGCAAATACGTATACGTTACCTTTAGCGCCTATTGCTGTCCATGGTGGTGCGGTTAGTGTGCCACCTAATGGCGTCCAAGGGCCCCACGCGTCATTCCCTAACTTCCTATACCATAGGGCGCTATCCGAGCCCCGCGCAAACGTGTAAACCGGCCCTACCTCGTCTATTGGTGCGTCTTGTACCGTAATATCCATCCTATTACTCGTTGATGCCATATACTCATTATCTCCCGCAAACTTCGCGTAAATTGTCTTAGTCCCTGCGCTCGTAAACGATTTACTAACTACTGCCTGGCCGTTCGCGTCTGTCGTAGCGGCCATGTCGTCTATAGTTACCTTTTTACCTGCTAATGGTTTATTGTCTGTCATAAGTTTGCCTGTAAACGTTACTTTATCATTAACTTTAATATTCATCTTATCCGCGCTAATACTCATACCCGTGGGTTTAACCACCCCGTCTATGACGAAGCCGAACTTACTATCTAATGCTTTAAATAACGCGTTAAAAACCCCGTCCAAACCCTTAGTAGGACAGTCGTTAACCCCGGCCCAAAAGTGAATAGTTTGTATCCTTACGCCGTTAGCTATGTAATTCTGTATCGCGGCTATCATCGCGGCGGTATCCATCTCTAACGACGCGGTGGTGTATAGCATAAGGGTTAGGCCCATTGCGTTAGGTGTCGATTGATTAGCTGATTTAAGCGCCGCCAGGTAGTTGATACCTTTATGATAACACTCGTTATAATTAGCGTCGCACATACCCCTAGGACGATAATACATACTTCCGTTGGCGTAGACATCTTCCCCAT